TTGCCTTGATACTGCCATATAAGCAAATCTGAATAAGCCATTATTCCACCTCAATTGCGATGTCGCTTTCCATTATTCTTGCCAAGTCTCTCGGCTGTAATGTTACGTTCTCGGCTTTTAATTGCTGACCTTTTCGTGCGATTTTCAATTCCTTAACCCAGAAACCGCCTACTTGGTTGATTGGAGAGTACAAGCGAGACAAGGAAACAGTCTGACCGATTTTAAATGATTGATTAGCTAAGAGTTTTTTAATCTGCTCTTTGTCAATCTCTGTAAAATCTTCATAACGCACGCATCGCATTGATACTTGAATGTCAATCAGCGAGACTTTATCAAATCTAATCGGTCTAGTTTCACCGTCTTTCTTAAGATTTGTTAGTGTATTACCCTGTAACCCTACGCCAGCCCCTTTGTTTTGGTAAATAACATTAGCGATTTCTTCATCATTACCACCATAAACAATGACATCAATGGAGTGAGGTTCTACACCTAACGCATCACGTTGAGCAGTGTTATTTTCAAGTACTCGAACCTGTTTAACATCTGGCAATGCCGCTATTTTTGCAGTGATTGCCTCAGCTGAATTCTGTGCATTCTTTGTTCGGCTAAATAGAAAACGCTCTCTTAATTGCGTGTCGGTTTCTTCTTCTACGCCAACCTCTGCATTCTCAAAAGTAACAGCACTCGTCAATCCAAGCGTTACCGTTTCAATGGTTAAGGTTGTGTTTTTAGCAAGATTAAAGCTGCCTAATTGCTCACTTCTAAAGTCTGCTCTACCTGAACCATTGCTATCTAGTTGAATATCTGTTGTTAGCACCCAACGAACCTTGTTTTGGTCTGATACTACAATCCCAGCGTAAAGTTGAGTGTTAGGCTCACCAGTTAGAATTACAGAGCGTAAATAACTGTGACTCGCCCCTCTTCGCATTAAGCCGGCATAAGCTACTCGCTGTTCTAACCACGCTCCAGTTGCTACATCAGGGTCTAATTGTCGATAAACATTCTCGGCAAGCTCCTCAATATCCATTTTAATTTGAGCTAGAATCCCCACCATTTGACCGTCTGGCGTGTTTGGCGATAGGTCAATATTCTGACCGTATATTTGCTTAAAGCCATCTTCAAAACGCTTTACAATGTCGTTTAAGCGTTCAATTTGGATGCCTGTTTCTGTTAGTGTTGCCATAATGCCCCTTATGAACGATAACTAGCGGAGTTTTCTGCTCCGTAAATGTCTTGGTATGTAATATCAATTACTAATTTGCGTGTATTTGGATCTAAATTTGACTCATAACTGGTAATCTTAGAAACTCCGTCAGTTTGTAGAACGTGCTTTTTAATTCTAATTTCCCAGTCGCCTAAATCTACATTCCGCCCCATTTGCTCTAACCATGGTAAACCGTGTTCTAAATCTAAAAACCAGTCATTCGTGAATGACCAAAGTCTAGTTTGAACATTTTGAGCAATCGCCTCTGACTCAATAGCATAATTTGCGAAACCTTGGCCGAAAGTCCAGTCATGATTTTTATCCAATCGTCTAACTTTTACCGTCATTCTGGAACTCCTGTTTTACCGCCACTATCGCCAGTGTGTTTGTGGTTTTTACCTGAAATCCCACCGGCAGAAACATCAGTATCACTTGAAATAATTCCTGTTGAACTATGCTTGCCTTTCTGCGCTGTATCACCTTGATGCTCAATATTCCCTTTAATTTGGATTGTGCCATTCTTTATCCGAATGTACGTGCCACCGTCTAAGGTTTGCATTGAAAGTCCATCATTAAAAAAGCCTTTGATAACTTTAGGAACGGAGCAAACACCTGGAATAAACATTGCATCAGATAAATCATGCAACCTAAAATCTAAAGGCGTTGATGCGTTCCCATTCTGCCACCAACCATCTATACAGCGTTCAGAGAATATCGCTATACCCTCATCACCTGCTTTCAATGGGAATGTGACAGCAAATCCACCACCTCTAGGAAAACTAACAGGAACATCAACTAATGGCGGAATATCCGCACCGTTACCGTCTGCCAGTTGCATTTTTACCTGTACTGCAAGCGTTACTGTTTGCTTGCTCGAGTCAAAGCTCACAACCTTAGCAGGTAGTGCGGTGTGTAGATTTAACTGATTTTGTTGAATTTGTTGGTCTGTTGCGGTTTCTGGAGTGGCTAGTGATTGTTGATAGTTCATTTTTTCTTATCCTTGCCTTTCGTATCAGATTTTGAATCTTTATTATCGCTTTCGACCTTTTGGAACTTGCCGCCTACTACTGTCATTTTGCTTTGCCAATCGCCACCTAACCCATCGCCTGAATGAGCGAGTTTTATTATTTTGTACTCACCGTTAAAGTATTCAATGATTGACTCAACTTTTACTAAGCCGCCAATCTGTAAAGCAGGATTAAGCAGGCAGGTTATTTCTAATCCGTCATCGGTTTGCTCTGGTGCATTAATCATTCCAGTATCTTGTGAGATTAGGACAGCCTCATCATTTAATACCTTGTCTTTTGGTAGGAAGATTAAAGAGCCATCTTGAATTGACCAATCCGCACCGTTATTTCTTGCAACTTTGGTTAAAATATCTCGGCTATTGCCATTTAATACTTTTCCCCGTGGCAATTTACGCTGATTAGGAATATCCATCGCTCCAGCTTGCACTTTCGGCATGGTCTTTTGTATCTCTTCGACTATTTGCTTATCAGTCGCTCCGGCTTTAAGTGTTGTCTTAGCTCTTGACTGCGTATAAGCCTCATGACCGTCAGAGCATTCAAGCGTTAAAACAAAGTCTAATCCGTCTCGCTGAATTCTAACTTTTGTAATATCGCCTGAATAAATCTGTCTTAGTTCGTTATAACCTACTGATAAGGCTGCTTTCTTGTAATCTTGGCTTAATAATTGGTTGATATGGTCTCGGTTTAAGTTCCAAACTTGGATTTTTGCTGGATTTGGCTTTTCGTTGATTGTTTTATCAATCTCAAATGCCACCCTTAATTGTGTGATACTTAGCGTTTCTTGTTCGTTGCTAATATCTAATTTCCATTGTCTGCCGAACTGTTTCATTATTTAGCCCCGATATACAGAAAGCATCTAGTGCCTAAGTCGTCTGCTGTCATCACATCCAAATCTGCGCCGCTCTCATCTTCCATATAGAAAAAGTAAGGCTGAACAGAACGTAACAGAATAGGCACTCCGCAAGCTAACGCCTGACCTTGGCATATTTGTCGCTGGTTGACTGGTTCGTAAACATCCATCACCCAGAAATTACCCACACTATTAAATCTCAGTGTTAAACGGATTTTTCGTCCATTAAATTCAAATGTCTGCTCTTGGTATGGCGACTGTGTAACTGGTATTCTTTGCATCTTAGCCACCTATGAGAGGATATTTTTCAAAGCAGATGTTTTTCTTGGTTCAGCATTAGCTGGTCTTGTTGTGCCTTGCTGTGTTTTCGACGCAGATTGAACCGCAGCACGACCGCTTTTTGTTTTGCCGATGGTAGAGGTTTTATTTCCACCTTTACCGTTGGAACTTCCGCTAGATTGAGTGGTTTGAGTGTTCACGATAAAGATTTCTCTTGCGGTTATCGTAAAGGTTGCACTCCCGTCTTGCGATTGATTAACCGATATAGACTGAATCATCATATCTTTATACAGATGAATCCCCGTCTGTATCTCGATTGTCTCACCTGATTTTTGGCAAGCGATTAAATCCGCATAACATTTCTGCACTCGGCTGTCGCCTACTCCGCTATCTAGTAAGCCACCAAGTCCGAAGTCTGGCAAAAAAGGTGCAATTGCTCGCACCTGATTTACTACGCTTTTTACTTGACTGTAAACTCCAGCCGCTTGACTGATTACTCGCCCAGCCCTTGCAATTGTTTGAGATGTTTGCGTAATTACTGGAACAGGGAATGGGAAGTTGTTCAGAAAATCAACTACACCACGAATGTTCCCAATGTAAGGTGAGTTAATGCCGAACGTACCGTGATCGTGGTCAACCATAATCCCATTAACCGTGACTTGTTTCGGTTGAACGACTGCGTGGTCAGCTATTGATGCACCTGACTCGATTGGATTTTCTGTGATTGAAAGGTCTGATTGGTGATCTTCCGTTGTAACCACATCAAACGTTATCGTGCCTATGCTTCTGCTTGATACTTGAGCAAAATTAAACATGCTTTACTATCCTATAACTGGTGAAAGTTGGTTATTGATTGCTCGTGCTGATTGGTCGGCAACTGCTTTTGGATTATCTACACCTTGAATATGTTGCGTGATAGTGATCTTATTGTTGCTATTCTTAACACTGTTATCAGAGTTAGAAGTACCGCCAACACCACTAGCAGAAACCTCAGAAGCTTTTGCGTAGACGCCTGCATTTAAGGCTAAATCTGCCACACCCAATCCAGCTTGTCGCACACCTTGGGTTGATACATTAGCTTGGATATTAATCGGCTCACCGCCAATCTTAGCTACGATACTATTCCATAGGTCGATAGCCCAACCAAACGCAGCCTTAAACTTCTCAATAATGGTTTGTTTAACGCTTTCGAATACTTTTTTAAGGTTGTCTATGCTAAATGTTGCAGTAAAGGCATTCCATTTCCCAGATACCCAAGAAATAGCCTCGCCCCATTTTTCCTTAATCCAATCTGAAAGCTCGCCCCATTTATCTTCAATCCATTGCAACCCGTCAGCACATGACTGATAGAAGTCTGCAAATTGAGCATCGCCACCTTGTAACCACGTGATAAAGTCATCAATGATTAGGATTAATCCAGCTATTGCGGCAATCGCCAAGGTTATAGGATTTGTCGCAAAGGCTAGTAACATTCTGCGGCTAAACCACAGCAATAAGCCACCAAGCGTGATAATTACCGCTTTCCAACCAACCGTGCTTTCGATGATGTTATCTATCGCACCAGCTAATTCAAACAGGAACGAGAACACTCGACCAAGTCCATTTAAAATAGCTTTGATGAAGTTGTTATTCTCGGTGAACCATTTTGTAAAGCGTTCAGCTAATCGCTGTATTGACGGTGATATGCGCAAAGAAACATATTCACCGATAGCAATAAATACTTGAGATACTTGCGTTAAAGCATCTTTAAATGCGGCCGCTTTCTCTGCGTTTTCTGCGTTACCAACACCAAGCGTTAAGGCTTCTGCTAAAGCAATCTGTTCAGCTAACTCATCGTTACCTAATCTGAGCGTTTGAATCATTGAGCCATCAATGCCTAACTTCGCAAGCATTGCTATTTGCTCTTGGTCGCTCATCTGTTGCATTTTTTCGGATATTTCACCGAATAGCTCACTAGATGATTTTATTTCGCCATTGGCTTTCTTAGCACTTAATCCGTACTGCTCAAAAGTCTTAGCTCCACGACCAATTCCAGCAGCAGCCTCACCGATTGTTCGAGATAATCCCTCGATTGATGATTGAGCCGCTTGAGCAGACGAACCATTTACTTCTGCGACCTTGCCTAACAGATAGATTTTATCTGCCGCTTCACCTGTAACGTTAGATAGCTGTTTAATCTCGTCTAACGCATCAAGATTTCCATCTACGAAGTTTTTAACACCTACCGTTGCACCATAGAACGCTGCACCAAGTGCCACTACCGCAATTGTAGTTTTGTTGATGACGATACCAAGTGACTCAAATTTTTTAGCCAGACCATCAGCACCGAACTTTGTCGCCCAAAGATTATCAATATTGCCTTTTAGGTCATCTACCGCATCAGCACCATCTTTTACCGCATCAGTATTAACCGTGCTTTCAATGGATTTAGATAGCTCACCAAGCCCCTCAACCGCACTTTCAGTACCACTTCCAACCGTATCAAGGAATTGCCCAAACTCTTGCATCGCTTGGCTATCGGTCTCAAGCCCGACTTTTATCAGTAACTCATCTAATAGCATCTTTGCTTTGCTCCATTTGATTTAATTCCACTATTACCTCGTGGAAAGAAAGAAGATCTGCTATTGAATAAACAGATCTTAATTCGTGCAATGTACAGAACCTTTTTACTATTGGCGTAAAAATAAACCAATCAACTCTATTTTCTGATTGGCTTCCTACGCCTTGAGTTTGCCCTGAATATTGGCCAGCAATCCACCCCCACCGATAAAAAAATCAGCGAATTGATAGGTTAATCCCTCTTTTAATACAGTGATTAAATGCCCACGGTGCTTATTAAAATGACTGTCAAATCGTTCTGATAAACGGTATTTTTGACCGTCTTGCTCGCAAGCTGTGTGAGTTAATACGATATTTTCTAACTCTTTCACACTTGGCTCGCCTAAATTAGCTAATACAGTCGTTAAAATGCCTGCACCTAGCTTTTTGCTATCGCCTAGAGCTGACAAATCAACTGATTGAAGTAACTTCATTGCATTTTTTAACGCAGTCCACGCAGCCATTGCGTTAGCTGGTGTCATTGTGTAAGTCACATCTTCGATAGTGAATTGCTTAACCTGTTCCATTATTCAACGCCTTTTTCTAAGTTCATTGTCATTTGTTCAAAAACAATCGTCCAAGTTTCGGCATTGTGACCGTTACCACGAACGTATTGTGCTGGAGTGGTAAAATAACCCTTGCTTGCTGTCACCACATCATCGTTGATTAAGTCACGAATTGATAAGGTGATTGGTAAGAATGTTTTGATGCTTGATTTTTGCTGATTGAATAGCTTAGATAAGTAAGCGTTATCGGCTGAATGTTGTTTGATTTTAAGCGTTAGTTTTCCTGAATTATCTGGATTAGCGATGAATACGCCTGTACCATTCGCACCGATAACCAACTGACCAGCATCAACTTGATTTGCCGCACTGATTACATCTGAACCGTCAGCCCAATCAGAGATTTCTTTACCGTCAAGAAGTACCACTACTTGTTTTGGATCGAAAACTGCCATTTATATTTCCTCTTAAAAGAAAAGGCTGGATAATCCAGCCATATTAATTATCGGTTGTAGTTTACAATCACATCACTTGAATGGATTGCACCAGCTAATTTCACAGCCACCTGAATTGGTGTCGCTCTACGTTGCTCACGGTCGCTATCTGAAAGTGTATCCATTGGAGCGGCCCAGATGTAGTAACCTTTCTCTAGGTAGTCATCTGTTTTTAAATTACCAAAGCTATCACCAGTCCATTTACCAGGAGCAAACGCACCATTATTAACACCCTCCAAGCAAACTTTTTCAACCGCAGAGATTAAAATCGCTTGACCTTTGTCAGTTAATGGGATTTTAGTTGGTGATTTGTATAAGCGAGCAAATACTTCTTTCTGTACAGCATCTTTGAACCAGTCAAGGATAACGATTTCATCAGCGAACTTGCCACCAATTACAGTACCCTCTGCAATCATTGCTGCATCATCAAAGTAAGTGTAAACGTTGATGCCTAAGCGTTTTGCTTTTGCGAATTCTGTCGCAGTGATTTCATCTGCTGTGATTGTCGGTTGTTGTTTAAACTTAAGTGTAAGCGTTGAGTTGTTAGCTGCAAAGTTTACAGATAATAAACGAGCCAACGCAGAAGATGCTGGGTATAAATCGTTTTTGTCGAAGATTGCTAAAGTATGGTCTAATTGAGCATCATACAATTTTTTAAATACGTTAGATGCTGACCATTCAATATGCTCAGTCTTGATTACGCTAACACCAAATAACTTGTCATTAGCTTGAGCGTATTTAGCAGCGGCCTCAATTTGAGAATCAGTTAATTGCGCTGCGAAAGTGAAACCGTACCAGCCATTTTCTACTTCTGAAACATTGAATAATGCTTCTTCTACTTTCTCGGCTTTTAATTGAACTTGATTTTTACCAATTACTCGTGTTGCTTGGCCATCTTCAAGTTTTAATAGTCCGCCAATATAATCGCCTGCACCACTTTCTTTTGTTGCGTAGTAGATTAATGTCTCAGCGTTTTCACCTGGCGCACTAGCAGAGATAATGAAGCGATTACCTGTTTCATCATAAGTAACATCAGCAGCGACTTGCAATGTGGTTAATTTCTCTTTGATTTTGGTCGCCACCGCATTAAAGTCAGCAGAGCGAGAGAAATTTAAACCATCTACAATCTTAACATTTGAGCCGACTGTAATAGCAAATCGACCATTAGTAACTGATTTAAAAGTCTCTAAATCATCTGATAATGTTGCACCACGTAAGGCGTTTTTAGTTGCCTCAATGGTTGCTTGTTCTTTTTGCCAACGTGCAATGATTAACTGTTTGGCACGTGGGCTTTGAGCAAAAAACGGTTGAGCCGCTTTTGCTGTTTCTGAGTTTGTACCAAAGAGAGCTTCAACATCTTTTTGACTCTCAACATACACATAACGTGTAGTTGCATCATTAAATGCTTGACCTGCCTCTGGTGTGAAAAGTGCAACTGTACCGAAAGATTTGCGAGCAGCAGACTTCGGAACTGTGTTTAATTGCACGTTTACAATATTAGAGATTGATAATGCCATTTGGCTTATGCTCCTATATCTTGTGATTTGTTATTCGTCCGTTGCTCAACTCTCTCAATCGGATCTAACGGAGTATCTACAATGTGATGATGACTAAATATCACATCAAATTGCCCACGCTCTTCATAGTCTGCGCCAACCGTAGCGGTTAGATTGCGAACATCAGAAAAACGGATAACGCCCCAATGGTTTGATTTAAGAAAGGAAAGAAACGCTGAACTTTGGAAAATAGCTTTTAATTTGTAGCTTTGAGCTAGAGAATTTTTACCGAAACAAGAAACGCTAACAGTGCTTTGCATTGACTGTCTAATACGCTCTCGTTTACCGTCAAATTCTCGTGTCGCCTGCCCTATTTCGTTTGTATTTAATACATCCATCGTAATAAATGCAGGCAGGGGATTTTCTGGCAACCAGCCACCGATTACAGCCTCTTTAGGTAACTTCAAAGCCTCTTGAATCCACTTTCGCAGTTTGGCTATGTCGAATGCCGATATTGTTGTAGTATCCATAGTCTTTCCAATTACCCACTGTTTTGATTTTGTAAGTTTCACCAAGATAATCTACTAAATCACCTATCTTTAAAGGTTTAACTGTATAGATTTTAATGCTTGGCAGAAACCGCTCACCATCTGGCAAGAATTGAACATCGTTAGGCGATGTTGGCATCACTATTGCAGTGACCTTTTCTTCAATGTACTTCGCCTTATAATCAATAGCTGAATGTTCGCCTTGTAGGTGTTTTACAACTACCTTTTGGCTAAATTTGCTATTCAAAAAGCGAGGGAATTGATTAATTAAGCTCATTTGACGATACCCCTTACAGATTGCCGCAGTTTACCTGTGTCAATAAGCGGCTTGCTTGATTTCTTGCGTTTAATTGTGCTTGGTGCGTTTGCAGTCCATTTGCCATTAACAATATTCTGCTGAACATCACCTTGAGCAATTAAAGCGATTTGTTCATAGATTTGGTCTATTGAAACACCGCTTTCAAACAGTTTTACAAATAACGCTGTGTACTTCTCTTGATTTTCCGCCAGTGTTTGACGAAGAAACGGACGAGATGGAATCCGTTCATTTCCGAACTCCAATACGGCCGCTAAAGAGGCTAGATTAAAATTATCTGAACCCTCTACTTTCTCATTAAACTCAGCAGGAAAGCCAACATACACAGCCTTTTCGCCACTTGCTTTTATTTGCTCGATAAGCTGTTTGAATTTCGCAAGATTACCTGTAACTTGAACAGTCATTAAGCCACCATCACACCTATCCCAACGAGCTTACGCAATCGTAAGTACTCTTGACCGTATGCAGTTAATTGATAATCTGCATCTGTACCAGTGATTGTCGGTGCAGCATAGCCAACAGAAAGCTCCCCTGCCGACTCGCTCGCTACATTGCGATTTGCTCCACCGTTACCCTCTGTCGCCCAAAGAGAAAGACGGAGCAAATGAGCAGCCAATGCCAACACGCCACGCTCGAAAAGTCGCCCCCATCGTGCTTGGCTGATTTCTTGCTGTGCATCCAATAAAAAAAGGTCAATGCGGAAACCATCGACCTCTTTAAACTCTGGATAACGTTCACGAAAATCGTCTATTGTTGGCATTTATTCCTCCTAGTAATCTACATAAAGAGCAGATTCTGGTTCGATAAAGGTAACGCCACCGAATGCCATGCGTAAGCCTGACTCGTAAGCTAACAAACCTTTTTCTTTTGCTTCTAACACAGTTGGAGTCATCGGTACATCGAAGATTACGTGTTCTTTGCTGTTCACATAAACAATCGCACGTGTTTTGCCATCTGTTACACGAGAACCGAAGTTAGACGGTAACGCTTTGATAGCCACTTCACGACCAGCCGCAGCAGATAAGCTCTTAGTTAAGAATTCTAACGCAGTTGTGTCAGTGTTCGCACGTTGAGTTAAAGCAAGGTGAGCCAAATCTAACGCATCAATAGCGAAAGTATTTGGCGCCTCAATGCGTTTTGTGCGCTCTAAGCCGGCCAAGAACATTTCTTTGAAGAAAGCCACTGCTTTATCGAAGTCCATTTCTTGAACTTTGGTATTTTTTGCTGCACCTTTTAAGGTGTGAACTGAAACATCTTTTGAGTTTAATAAACCAGTTAAGCGGCCATCTTTCGCATGGCCTAAGAAAGCCACTTTTTGTAAAGTTTGTTGAGCGTTTTTGTTTAACGCCATGATTTTCGCTGTATCAAGGTTTAAGCCTAATAATTTGCCTTGTTCAAGCTCTGGTTTAGTCCATGTAACAGATTTAGCCCATGGCACAATATAAGAACGCTTAGGCGTGAAGCCAACTTCCACTTGGTCTAAAGTGCTTGTGCCAGTAGTGATTAAGCCATCATCTAAAGAACCGTGTTCATCTGCACCATAGTGAAGTTTTTCAGTGATGCCGACCGCTGTTTGTTGATCAACGAAAACGAATTGTGGGAACACAATTTCAGGATATTTGGTTTCTGCGATTTCTTTGCTAACAGCAGTTAAACCGTTTTGTACATAAGTTAATAAAGACATCTATTTAGCCCCTTATAATTTAGAAATTAACGCTAATTGACCTTTAACATCAATCACGGTGTATGGAGTTTCGATTGCACTAGCCTCTGTTTCGCCTTGAATCGCACCAGTTTTACCGTCACCACCTGCGGTTAATACGTAAACTTTTTTGCCACGTGTAACAGCTTTACCAGTTGCAACGTTTACCCATACCGCATCACCTGCTGCAATATGCATTACATCGCAAAGTTCGCCCTCATTCCATTCATCACGGATAGTGCTTGCAAATACTACGCCAGCTAATACATCAGTTTTAGCTGCTAACGCTTTCACACCACCCTCAGGATTTAATGCTACAAAATCACCAGCTTTTACTTTGCCAGTTACTTTTTCCGCACTTGTTTTCGCACTCGCAAAGTTGCCTTTGCCTAATTCACCAGCTTTTGCTGGAGCTTGTTCGTAAGCGTAACCCATTATTCATTACCCCTATTGATTGTAAGTTTTGTTGAAGTCTAATTTAGGTGCGGTTTCAGTTTTCGCATCACCTAATAAGATATTGCCTAAAGATTTGCGTTCATTAGCCAATTTAGCAGTAACCGCTTTAGCTACTTGATACGCACCAGAAATTTCAGCATCTGATAATTTAGCCGCGGCATCTTTTGTGAAGATACCTTGAGCAACAATCACGCTCTCTTGGATTTCACGAACGCTTGCTTTATCTGCGAATTTCACGTCTTTGAATACAGATTGTGCATCAGCTAACATTGCCGCTTGTGCTAATTCTGCATCACGTTTTGCTTGTGCATCTTTTAATGCTTGAATTTCTGCATCTTTGGCTTTAAGTTGTTTTTCAAACTCTTCTTTGTTCACTTCTTCTTCCTTTTTATCTTCGGGTTCAGATTGTTTTTCTTTTGGCTCAGTTGGCTTTTCAGCTTTTGGAGCTTTTTCACCCTCTTTGCCAGTTTCTTCATCTTCTTCGATTTGTTTTTTTTGCTCATCGGACAATTTGATGCCGAATGCACCTAAAAACGCATCGAGGAATTTAGCGGTTTTTCCCATAACGGTTCTTTCCTCATCGGCAAGTTTTACAGTTCCACCGCAGCGACCCTTTGCCACAATCGCCACGTGGTTTCCGATCATCGGAGACATCTCAAAATCTGCATCTTTAACGCTTGACTGAACAATGTTGCAGTCATAACCGCAAGATAGCTGTTCTACACCGTGTTCTTGTACGGTTTTGATAGCTTGCTCATCGTAAATCCAAGCCTCTGCCGTGAGTTCATCGCCCACTCGCTTAACGTTACGCACAACCCCAACGGATAACTCTTTCCAGTTCTTAGCGTTTACACCTTGCTCTGGATGTCCGATTGTGAGCGTTGCATTCTCAAAGCTCTCAATGGTTTCATCAGAAAATAGTGATTTTTCTGTTCGTGCGACCTTTTTAATTCCGTCCTCTTTTAAACCTAATTCAGAGGCTAGATAATCAAAAACACCAACTTTTGAAATTGTCGCAGGCACCACTAAAAAGCCGTCTTTAGTGATAATCCGCTGTGTTTTTGCTTGAGTTGTTTTGTCTGTAAATTGCATTTACACCTCATTCAAATTATTTTGATTTAAGCACATCACCAAGATAAGGAATCGCCACACATCTACAGTTAAAATCGTGTCCGGGGTGTCCTGTATCTGCTGGCGGATTAGCATATTCAAAGACTTGACCGTCTTTTTCTGCGTGGCTTTCACGCACTCGCTCATCGCCCGATGTACTCCAAGTGTATTTTGTAATCCCTACATCTTCATGTCTTGCTTGCGTTAATGCAGCATTGAGCTTTGAAGATTGGTCACGAGCAATAAATATCGCTCTCTTCTCAGTCGTTTTGCCGATGTCTTTAATCTGTTGCACCAAGTCTTTGTTTAGCGTTCCATTCACTACCGCTTGCGTGACTGCATTTTGTACTTTATCGAGGTATTGAGAACGAATAGACTTGATTAATTGAACATTGGCAGTTGTCATCGCATTAACTTTTTCAGCTATGCGAGGGCTATTGCCTAAATACGCACTTAAATCAATTCCAGTTTGATTTTTTAAGTTCTTTGATACTTCCTGTTGGTTTTGGATATTCCCTCTGCTAACAAATCCTTGTGCGATTTTTTCATCATCTGCTGTATTGTCTTTCTTTTCAAACCGCCCCAATACTTTAAGCAGAGTTTTAACGCCAACCGCAAGAAATCCGCTGAAATCATCCATAAAAAAAGAGCCATTAGGTTTCTCTAAGGCTCTTTCAACGGCATCAGTCATTTCTTTGACTTGTCGCTTAAGTTCGGTTCTATACCACAGCTCCGTTCTCTTGCTCACTTTCAGTGTTTTGAATTTTCTCGCTTTCGTCTTTTGGCTCTTCAAAATCTCCGGCAAGTTCATCAGCATTATTCATGTCCTCAATGTTATCAGCCGAGATATTAGCAAACAGTCCACTTTCTCGTAGTTCATTCGCCACTTGCTGTTCTGTTACGATACCGTTTTGAATTAGCGTATTGGTTGCGGTTGCGAACGTGTTCAGCATATTGATTTGCTGCTCTTGCTTAACCACAGTTAAAGGCAAGAATTCAAACCACCAATCATCAGGAACGCCACCAAATAACTCATTACAAATTAGAGTATCGATTACCTCTAAGACAGGTCTTAATCTCGCCTCTTGCAATCTATGGATTGATTCGTGGTAGTTTTGAATATCCTCATCACCACTAGCCAAACCAGAAACAGACTGTCCAAATAAGATTGTAACTGGCATATCTGCCGCACCAGCCACCGCATTACGGAACTCTGTGATAAGGTCTCTTAATCCACCAAACGAGAGTTCTTTGCGGTCGTACTCGTTTTCTTTATCAAGTAGTAAGCTATTAGTCGATGATTTAATAGCTTGCACCGCACCGATTACATTTGCTACTTCATTTTCAAAACCGCTTGCAATCTTGTCGGATAATCCATCAATCTTGAAGATGTCAATTTTACTTTCAAAAATTAAGTCACCAACGTTAGCGGAAGCAATATCAAAGCGTTTTAGCGCATCAATAATCTTCTCTAAGTCTGAAATGCCCCAAATGCTACTATCTGATAGCGGAGCATCGTTAGCGTTCATAATCAATAATCTTGAATGATGAACGATTAGAGGCTTGTCATCACCGCTGATTGAATAGGCTTTGTATTTACCGAAATTGGAATCGGTGATGTTCGCCTCTCTATCGCCTGCCGTGCCGATTTTCCACTTAGGCAATATGATTAATCGTTTTAGCTTTTCAGTCGGTCTTAATGGCGTGTTTAAGTTTGTTGCATCGGTAACAATCAATAAACCAGCCGAACCATAAAGGCTTGACCACTGTAACGCCTTAGTTAGTGTTTCACGAAGTTTAATTCTTCGTTCGTATTTAGTGAAAGCATCTAATTGTTCTGAATCAAGGTCGTTAGAGAAAACATCTCGCCACGCTCTTGTCATATCTTCTGGGCGTTTGATACAGATTTTATTGGCGATCCAATTTTCACGCCATAACGCCTCTAATTCATCTCGCTTTTCAGTGAGCATTGAATTAGCAACGTAATTAGTCTGCTCTTGCTTTAATCCAAGTTTTAACGCCAGAGATGCTATTCCGTCAAAAAATTTCATATCTATAAATCCAATAATGATTTTGGTTTACCAAGTATATCTGTGATTGCCATAACTAGAGCATCAACTTGGTCGTCATGTGCGTGACTATCTGTTGCGGTGAATGCCTCGCACTCGCCAATAAAGTCAGAAACCCAAGGTGCGTTATCTGGGATCATCACGTATCCGCTTTCGATGTACCCTTGAACGCTTAAGACTCTTGTGTATTTATCAGCATCAACTTGAATAGGATGAATTGGAATTTGACTATTGCGTTTAATTGTTTGGATTAGCCCTGTTCCACTTGCTTTATCTTCAATGTTTGCTTTTGTTAGAACTCCAGTTTCACGCTTAGCTTTATGCTTCGCCCAAATGTCTTTTAAAGCTTGTTCAAGTTCTGGAGCTTCCCATTTACCTCTAACAAGGTCTAATATATAAACCTTGCCATCCATCCCCTTGCCTGCAACGATGAATACAGAATAGTCATTGTGCTGTTTTGTTTTTTGAGCTGTATCTGCGTAGATTGCTTTAAGTTTAATGATTGGAGGCACTTTATATCTACCAAACCAAGAGCCTTTAATTATTCCACCGCCTTTATTTGATGGTCTTTGCTGATATAAAGCATTCCACGCTTGAGAACCAACCGCCTTTTTTATATTGTGTAAGCGATCTAAATCGTAACGCTCTGGGTGCAATGGTTCACCCTCTCTGCGAAACTCCTCGTCCTCTTCTGCAATAGCTGGAAATTTCACAATTCGCCAGTTATCGCCATCAGATTTTGCCCTTTCTATTAGTCTGCCAGCTAAGTCATCCTCATGCCATCTCGTCATGCCTAATAGGATTCCGCTACTTGGCGATAGTCGTGTGTAAAGCGTTGTTGTGTACCAATCCCAAATACTATCCCTAACGGTCTTTGAATTAGCCTCTTTTGCATCTTTCACTGGGTCGTCAATTATGGCAATATCAGCCCCCATGCCAGTTATACCTCCGCCAACGCCAGCAGAACGATAAGCGCCATGATGCCCGGATATTTCAAATATTTCGCTATTCATCAAAGGCTGGCTTGACAACGTAGATGTTCTCTTTTTACTTAGGGATGACTCTTTGAAAATCTCAAAATATTCGTCATCACTCATAATTTTTTGGACATCCCTGTTCATTCTGCTAGCAAGGTCAGCTGAGTATGAACAAGCGATTATTTGAAGATTTGGATTTTGTCCGAACGCCCACGCTGGAAATCTTCGGCTAAACAACTCGCTTTTGCCGCTTCTTGGCGGTGCGAATATCATCAATCTAGGCTGTTTCCCATCCACTACATCTTGATAGAATTGCTGTAATTCTTTGGCAATAAGAATATTAAACCAACCAGTAACAAAATCTTGTTTTGTTCTTGTTGTAAAATGGATTAGCGACTTCCTAGCTTTCTCAATTTGGATCTTGTTCAGAATTTCCTTTTTCGAGTAATCTTTCAAGCTGCTCAAGTTCATTTATACTTAACCCAGATAAATTTAATTCTGTTTTTTGCTCTACATTAAGCTCACCAGTCAGCTCAACTTTATCTTTAAACATTCCCAAGTGTTTACCTAATAACTCTAAGGCTTTATTTACACTAGACGGCTCATAGACAAATTGAGCAACATCATCACCAACAAACTCACCATCTTCTGATTTTCTTGTTTGAGTGATAACTACCTGCTTGGTACCAGATGACTTTTCAATGTTTTCAATCAACATACGAATAACATCATCTTGAGTTATTTGAACTCTGCTTGAGCGATTTGATTGAGCCTCGGCAATGGCACGCTTTATTTCAGGTTTCTTCAGGTTTTCTTCACCTATTGAATACGCTGTTTTTTCGCTATACCCAGCTCTAATCGCTGCTTGAGTTGCGTTAAGGTCTATTAAGTATTCTTCAATAAACCGCTTTTGCTTATCAGTTAATTTCACCACGCCCTTAGACGTGGATTTCTCTTTCACGTCTGACATAGGGAAATCCTTTGTATTTTTTTAGTTTAGGTTAATCACTTCTACTACATCTAACTGGCTTTCATCGTCTGCGTAGAAAGTTCCGTTTGGATTATGCCAGTGAGTGAATGGCGGTTCTTCTGTTTCGGTCTTTTCGACTAATAACCATTTACCGAATTGTGTTTCATAAACTACATCACATAATGTTCCGTTACGGAGTTTTACAACATTTCCTACTTCCATTATTTACCTGCCTTACCGTTCTCAATCCACTTGTTAATATTTGTGATTTGACTAGCGCACATATCTCGCTCAGCTATCACAGTGATTAGATGCTCTACTGCTTCACCGTATGTGTTACCCATAAATGGCGTTTTCACACAAGGCGCTAGGAAAGCCTGTGGCGGATAAATGTATTCCGTCTTTGTAGTAACCTTGTTAGTGCAACCGCTCAATAGCATCGTCATAGATGCGAGTGTTATAACAAGGTTGGCTCTTAATGATTTTTCTAACCACTTGAATTTTGTCTTGTGCTGCTTGTTTGATTTCATCATGGATTACTCTCTGTTGTTCTACCGCTTGGCGTTCTACTTCAATCGTATCTTTTAGCGATTGATTAACCTTTTCTTGTTCTGCGATAAGATTAGCCTGAGTTTGGTTTTCGGCTTTTAAGTTATTTATTGTTCCGTGTTGAAACCAAATCCAACCGCACAGGCTAACTGTTACCGCTAGAAAAATCAGTATCAGCTTATTAACCATTCTAGCCACCATCAAGAAATCATTAGTTCACGGAATAATCGGCAACGACCATCAATTCCATTAGTTCCACCGTTAATTCTTAGCGTTACTTTTTGAACAGAATCAATCATAGCTAAATCATTGAATATCCAATACCACACAGCAGTCATTACAGCTAAATCTAAGTTGCTTGAGACTTCTTTAGGATTAATTGTATCGCCTAGCCACTGAGCGAATTTAATGTAATTAGTTTTGCCAGTGATTTGAATTAATCCACGACCATGATAATTCCAACCGTCCATCGTTTCTTCTGGCCCGTTACCCATTCGATTGGCATACACTCGGCTTGCAATCTTTTCAGCTTTACGCTCATACTGGCGAGCAATATTAGGATTAGGGAAATACTTGCGAAAAACTTTCATTAATCCATCGGCAGAATAATTTAAGTTTTCGCTTAATGTAGTGAATCCACCAGTTTCGTGTCCGCATTGAGCAAGAAACATCGCTTGCTGTTGTTTATTAAAACAGCCTGCCAATTCAATATGTTTATCAATCGCTTGATACATACCATTGATTGCTCTCGGGAACACTCTGTTAAAAGTTTCTTCTGAAATTAGCATTTCTATCGACCTTTACTCTTTCCATCATTTCGACCTTTACCGCTATGACGGTCGCCCTTATCTGTTTCAAAGCCTAGCGATTGATATTCACTGTGAGCGTCTTGCTCAATTTCGTGTTCATAGTCAGCCACTAGGTTTTTAATTTGTGTAATTCGACTGTTACAGATTTTTAATTGGTCTGTTACCTTTACAGCGTAAACAGCAACATCAGAAGTTTTTTCACCATTTAATGTTGGCTTAGGACAAGTGATTAAAAGATTTTCTGGAATGGTTACTCGAATGATTTTAATCTTCTCAACCGGCTTACTCGGATTTAAGCAGCCTGTCGATAACAGCACGACTAACACCATCGCTACGAACACATTTACTTGAAAGAACAATCTTACTAATCCCATCCAGCTTATCTTCATTTCGCTTACGCTCCTTTGCTTGTTCTCTAAGCAAGAATTCGATTCTGTCATTTCTATCACTTACCATGTCCCGAAGAGCATCAATCCGTTTCGTTCGCTCTTCTGCTAACTGTACTGTCTGGTCGTACTTATCCTGTAACAGTTCCAAACTCTTATTCTGTGTAAAGATTTGAATCGATAGCCTGATACAGCCTGCAAATAAGAAACAGGCGAATACTCTATCGAGTGCAATTCCTAATCTTGCGGCTCTTTCTCTACCCATTTCGCTTACTCCTTGGCTTTACATCATCGTCTTGCTCTTCTGCGCCATTGATTAAAATATCTTCATCATTGTCATTGAGTGGTGCATCTTCATCGTAACGAAGTGAGCGTTTTCTGCTTGTTTCCTTTTCGATGTCTTTCATTGAGTAGTTAGGATTTAAATCATCAACCGAACCACCGATTTGACGGAAGAAAACTCTAAGCAATCCCCATAAAGCAGGAACGCCAAAATACCCAAACGCTCCAGCGATTGAGATAATCATTAAAGTGTCGATACTTTGAGACATTAAGAAAAACGCCACAACCATTCCACTGAAAGCCCCTACTAGAAAGCTAGAGACTACGGAAGATATTTTTACAGGCGAGCCTGCTGATTGTGTTGCGGTGATATACTTAACCACACCGCCTAAACCTGAAAATGCGAGAGAAATAACCGTTGCTATGATGTCAATGCCATTGTTAGGCGATCCGTTATCTTGCATTGGTTACTCATTGAATTTCGTGCAATAAAAAACCCCGACCGTTTCCGATCAGGGTGTTGTTGAATTTATTTCGGTGTTCACTACTTACACTACGACCACCGTATATGATTATGATAGGACAAGATGACAAGTATGTCAATATATAAATCGAATTTTTTTAATATTTTTTCTTTTCTCGCTCTCTATTGCTAATTTAACTTCAATCTTGATAAGAATGTTGTAGATAATCGCTTTCATCAAGGCTAAATCTTTCTCCACTCTACGCTTACAGGTTTTCAAGCAAGGAATTCTAATATCACGCTTGCCATTACAAGGCTGCATATATTGAGGCTCTTCACGTTCTCTTAGTTTTGTGGCTATTCTATTCACTGTTAATCTATGAACATAGTACGAGAAGAGAATGAAGTGCATCCGTTCATCGTATTTCTTGAAGAACATTTCAATCTGTTCACTAATCATCATTCCTAACTCATCATCGCAAATTGCACTGCTTGGCTCATCTCTAGGCTCTACGCTTTTCATAAGCTTATAGAGAATGTTTAGCTCTGGCTTATCTAATCTCCCCTCATTAATCCAACCACCCCAAGAATACATTCTATTGTCAACGAATTGCACTTGGTCGTAATCTAGTTCTGGTAGTTCGCTGAATTTATTCATTCTCTAGTTCCTTAACTTTTGCCTTGTAGATTTTAATTTGCTCTTTGATTTCTTCGATTGTCAGTTTTAATGGCGGATGGTCTTGTCGTTCTAAAAATTCCACTCGCTCAATACCAATCTTTTTAACTAGATTTATTCTGTACTCTATGGCGTTTCCGCTCTTTTGGTTATTACAAGGGGCGCACTGTTTGTGTATGTTGTCCTCGTTAAATCTTAATTCTGGACAAGCTCCACGACTTCGATAATGCCCTGCGTGATATTGCCCTTGATGATAACGACCGCAAGAAATACAAGGCTCATTTTTATCTCTCAAGCGAATGAATTTATTCACCCAGCTTTGTAAATCATCTAACCACTCAGAGCGGCTTTTTATTTTCTGTTTAAGTGCGGCCATTTTTTTCTTGGTTTCTAACCGCTCTTGTTTATCTTGTTTCTCTTTTTTCTTCCTTGCCTGCTCTTTTGAAAGGATAATCGCACATCTAGGTGAGCAGACCTTTTGCATTGAGCTGATAGTTTTGACAAAGTAACAACCGCAGACTTTGCATTTGGTTTCCTTAGGTTTCTTGTTCATATCTACCACCATTTACCAGTGATTAAGATTGTCCCGATAACTACACAGGCATAAGCTATAATTAAAATCTTCAATTCTTTCTCATTCATCGTCAGCAGCCTCAACAAACAAAATAATCACAAACACAACTACGAAAAGAACTACTGCTAGAGCTATTTCTTCTCTCATTTAAAACCTCCACGCATCGTTAAACTTAACACCGTTCTCAACGCCCCAAGCGGTTGTATATTCGATAAGACTTGCCATTCTCTTAACGCCCATTTTTGAGGTTCTTTCTCGAACGTTTACTAACTCCCCCTCAATTCCAGTGACTAGCTTGTATGGCTGCTTTGTTGCGATTGTGTGGCCGCTAACAATTAGATTTTTCCATCCGTAAATATCGTACTTGTCGCCTTGCCAAGTTGCCTGCTTTGAAATATCGCCTAGCATCCCGTGAAATTTATTGTTCTGTTCCATTGAGCGTGTTTTAACCTTGATTTCTACAACAAGCGGATTTAATTCGTTGATTGGTAAATTTCTGATTAACTCCATTGCATTTCTGCGGACTGCCTCATTGACTAGAAACATTGGTTTAAAATTAAATTCCACCTACGCAATCCCCATAATCTCTTTAATCTTAGCTACACCGTTTTTTGATACTCCTGGCGGAATAACTTTTGGCTTTTGCTCCAGCAACTCAGGAATTTCTGGAAATTCAAAGCCTGTTTTCACTTTCTCGATAACTTCCGAAAGGATTTTCGGAATGGCCTTTTGGCAATCTTCCCATTTCTTTTTGCCATAACCGTCATAGATTGTTTTAAGCAAGTAATACTCTGCTTTTGAACGGAATTTGAAGTTATGAGGCTCTTTCGCATAACCAAAGTATTTTTGAAGTCTAGCCTCTAATTCTTCCAGCATTGGCAATCCTAATTCGTGATTGTCGTAGTTGTTACACCAAGAAATAAACTCACCTACACTTGGCAAATATCCGTTTGTTTTAGCTCTTGCAGCAGCCATTCCACGCTTAACTTGATCAAATGTTTTAACCCCATTTTCGGCAAAGCCTAATACCCATTGTTGCTTTAACGTTTCCAGTTGTTCACTGCTTATGCTTAACAAAATCGGGCAGCTTGCAGTTAAGTTTGTGAAGATACGATCAATCATTAATCTCACTTGGTCTGGAACTTGTCTTTTGCTTGATTGTTGTGTTGTTAATTGGTTCATCAGAATACCTCCGCCATTTTTTCAGCAGTGCCCCAATTGGTGCTGTTTCTTTCTTGAAATGTCTCTTTGCGTGCTGGCGTTGTCATTGCTGCATTGCGTTTCATCGATAGCTGATCCCATTTAGCACGAAGAGTTGCTGGACTTAAAATGTTTACCGACCAGAATCTATCTTGGTTAGCCCACTGGAATAACTCGCAAATATCTTTGTGGGTGCGGTTATCTCTTTCACGCATAAGTCTTATATCGTTTGCCCAAGATTCAAATTTTGGCTCTCTAAAACTAGGATTGAGTTTTCTAATTAAGTGAAATATCCATTCAGCAGCCTTTAAATCATCATTAGAAAAAACGTTCTTTTTAGCTTTCGTTCTCGGCTGGAAATTTTTTCCAGACGAAGAAGTATTGTTATTTTTAGTAGTGTTATTTATATTGTTATTTTGTGTGTGAACTTTCTTCACTACTGAAAGTGAACTTTCTTCACTACTGCTATGAACTTTCTTCACTAGTGAACTTTCTTCACTACTTGATGTTTTATAGTCTTTTACTGAGAAAACTTTGATTTTGTTTGAACCGATTTTTTGCTCAAGTAAACCCAATTCAACAAGTCGCTCACAGGCATCAATAACTTTTCTATTACTCAACCCTGTAACTTTCATAAACTGACTCACAGAAATAGCATCTTCTTCTTTGTTCCAGCCCTTTGTTTTTCTCAAAACATATAAGTAACATTTCAATTCTGCACCTGTTAAATCAGCCAGTAACTCATCAATGACTGAATTAGGTAATTGGAAAGAATTAACGATAAAATCACTCATTACATCAACTCCGAAGCATAACGAGATGCGATATATTCAATTCCTTTACTGGTTACTCGTGTTTGAGTGTAATTGTGACCGTGTTCTGTTGTACCGGTTTTCACATCAAACAAGCCTTTAGCGTGGTATTTTTGGTAAGGTAACAAGTTTCCAGATTGTCTAAACAAAAGCCCGTCATCTACCAAGCAATCAATCATTGCTCTTTCTGGAACTCTTAGGATTTTGGCTGTTTCACGAAGTGATTTTGTTGTACCAACTTCTACATAACGTTGAACAAATTCCACTTTCGGGCGTTGCTGTTCAAGAAGTAGATTTTGTCTTTCGATTTGCTCCGCTTGGTCTGCTGCAAGTCTCAAAGCCTCTGATAATGTTTGAGGGATTTGCGGCATTTGTTGATTTTCTAACTCTTGCCAACGGTCAACTAATCGAGCTGTGAATTCTGGTGATAATTGAGCAACCACCACATAGCTATCACGTTTAATTAATTGGTATTCTGTGACAACTTGACCTAGATGATTTTTAACTTCCACCATTGGTGTAAGTTGAATTAACTCCTTGTCTTGTAAGCGTTCAATGGTTCTTTTCACTGAATCGTGGCGAGATTCGACTAAATCTGCAATCTCTCTACTGCTCATTGTCAAAACACTTGAGTTTTTTCTCATCATCGGTGATAATAGTTCCATCTTTTAATACTCCTGTACGTATTGATTGATTACTAACCTCTGTTACCGCAGAGGTTTTTTATTTCCCCATTTCTTCAATCGCTTTCTTTGCTAAAGTAATTAAAGCCTTGTGTTCATCTTGCGGAATAACGCAAGTCTCCCCTTTTACGTGTACGCTTAACCCAATTTCATCGAGATAAGCACACACCATTTCGAGATAGTTAGTTTGGAATCTACCAAGGTTACTTGGGTCAATCCCAATCTTTTCTGCTATCTCCCTGTTCGTCTTTTCGGACGATTTCTTGTAGATCAAATCAGCAATCTTCATTGCGTCTTTGTTTAATTCATTGCGTGCCTGCCTATTGGTAAATTAAATTCATGCGCTAAGCGCAGGACCTGACTTAATGGGATTACTAAAGCTCCTAATCTCTTCCGCAGAAATAACGTTTTCCAAAGCTTGAGATAGAATTTCTGAATATCTGGTTTCACCTGTATATTCAGTTCTTGGCAGAGAATTTGATGTGCGCCATTTGTAAACTGCACGCACAGAAATACCGCATAAATCTGCCACTTTAGCTGCACCCAAAGAGTCAATAATATGTTTTAAGCTTTTCATATATAACCTCTTTAAATGAACTTAAAGTACATTGTAAACTAGAACTGAAAGTACTTCAAGTTTTATTTATAATTGAACCAAAGGTTCAAGGGTGAAAAAAATGATTACTGAAGAAAAAATTAAAAATGACTTTGCCGCACGGCTAGACATTGCATGTAAGAGAAAGAACTTGCCAGAAAAAGGCAGGGGGAAAATCATTGCAGATATACTGAAAATAACGCCAAAGGCCGTGAGCAAATGGTTCAATGCCGAGACACTGCCAACTCAAGCAAATATTTATGTATTGTCTGATTTTTTAGGCGTAACAAAAGAATGGCTAACTTATGGCGATAAGAATGCCTCTATTGAGAAAATCGAAAAACAGAAAGCCTACCCTTTATTAAGTGCAGTCCAGGCTGGATTATGGACGGATATTAGCTCTCTTGAGGGCTTTGACGGTTACGAGATGATCCCAAGCACAGTGATCGCCTCTGAAAATTCGTTTTATTTACGAATTGAAGGAAAATCTATGCTCCCTCGTTTTAATGAGGGCGATTTAGTTTTAATCGATCCTGACATTTTGCCTACTCCTGGGAAATTCGTGGCAGCAATAAATGGAGACAACGAGGCAACGTTTAAGCAATACAAAGAACTTGGTACAAGAACACCGGAAGGCATACCGCACTTTGAGCTTGTTCCGCTCAATCCGATGTTCCCAATATTGAGTTCGCTCAACCATGAAATCCGCATTATTGGCGTGGCAAGAGAACGTGTCGAAGCGTTATAGCGTGACAAGGTTGAAATCTGTTGTAAAAATTCTGTTATTAGGTAAGGAAATATGCCTGAAATAACTATTATTTGCCCAATTATATTTACACTTTCAGAGAATGACCCAATTAGTAGAGAGGAAAGCATTTCCTTTATAAATCAACTTGAAGAAAATTTCTCAAAAGGGAGAGATTTAGTCATAGATTTCAGACAAACGATTGAGGCTTATGCCGAAAGTACATTGATTCTATTTGGCCAGATTCATTCAATGAGGTGCCGCAATAATTATAAGAGGTGTCGTTCTAAGATAACAATTATTTATCCAGTCAAAGAGCAAAACCCATCTGGTTATATGCTTTTCATTTCCACTGGTTTAAATAAAGCAATAGAAGCATCAAGCGAGCTGGATATTATTGATCTGACATCAAGAAATAATTTTTATCAGTCTGGTGATGCTAATCGACTTGTCGGCATGATGCTAAATAATTGGGAAATGATTTCAAGAGAAGAAATCAGCTCAGGCCAAAAGTTCCTTTTACACCAAGGTGTCAGCGAAGCAATACTTAATGTTAGAAATCACGCCTATATTAAAAGCAGAGCATTACAGAATAAGATTGGCCAAGGAAGATGGTATCAATGTAGCTGGTATCAACAAAGTAAGAGAATGTTTGTTTTTTTAATATATGATCTTGGATGTGGTATTTTAGGAAGTTATCAGGAAAGCATCCTTGATGATAAAGAACGTCTTAAACAAGCAATGACAGAAGGATTTACTCGGTATAATAATAGGAAACGAGGAAAAGGGTCTGAAAATATCAAGCAAGTAATAAGTAGAGCTGTTGAAAATGAGAGTCTTACCGTCTATACTGATAATCTAATTTACCAATACTATTATAACAATGGTACAATTTCTGATGTATGTATCACAAGTCAAGTGCAAATGCCAATAAAAGGAACACTCGTCGCTTGGACACTAACTCTCCTTGAGGATAAATAAATGCTAATTAAAGTTGCTGATTTTTCTAAAACTCCATACGGACGCACGGATGAGGATGGAGCTTTCAACGGCCAACGTTTTCGAATACAAAAGTTAAAACCTGCTTTTGCCTCAGGTGAGCAGGTCGATATTGATTTCAATGATATTGCACCTCCTGGCTCATCATTCTTACATGAAGCATTTGGTGGATTAATTCGTTATGAATCAATGACATTAAGCTCTATCTTACAAAAACTTAACATTATTAGCGATTTTCCTTTTTATGAAATTCAAATAAAAAATTTTTTAGAGGAAGAAGAGCAAGATAGATTAAAACAGGCAGAATAATGACAGGCTCAGATATCATTGCATTTATAGCGCTTGTTGCTAGCGTTTATGGTATTTGGCTAAGTTACAAGACTGCTGTGGACTTTGCTAATCGAAATGAAGATAAAATGTTGATTGACGAATTGCTTTTCGTGCTAAAGGATATGCAAGAGCAAGCCGCTCATTTTTTCTTAGATAATAATAAAAACCGCCCTACATCACACATTTATGTAGCAACTTTATCTTCAAAGTTTAACGTAGCTAATTTTCTAATTCACACTTTAAAAAATGACCGAGAAATTATCAAAGAAAATATAGACACACCATTATCTAACATGTACATGTACGGCACTCTAAATGTAGAGATGATAAATAAGCAGAAGCCTGAAAAGAATTCAGCACAGTTTTCAGATATGGATCAAGCTTACCTAAAGTGTGTAGGTATAATTCATCAAGCATTCCGATCTAAGTATTATTAATCAA